ATAATGATCTCGTCCATACCAGTCATTCCAAACACAGGAACATTGGTATAATCACCTTGTAATGCTTGCTCGCCATAGTACAAGCCCTTACTAGGTAGAGACATATAGACTTTAGGTTGTCTAAAATACTTCTGTAACGGGTTGTTTTGGGGCATTTTTTACTCCGATAAATATAATGTATAGGTATTTATATACGCAGATTTCTAGGAAAAAATAAATGGCAGATAAAGTCGAAATTGATTATGACAAGCTAGCAGAAGCACAAGCCAAAGCCAACAAAAAAGCCGGAGTTGGATCAGACAGCGGCGGCAAAAGCGTACTGGACAAGCTAACTGCCCCGGTGGAAGCGTTAGGTGATGGATTTAAAAAAGTTGCTACCTATGTTACTGACAGCGCAGACACATTTACCAAACTAAGTCAAACAGGCAACAGCTTTAACAATGACATGATTGGCCTTAAAGTGGCCGCGGCAAACGCTCGTGTTAGTACAGAAGACTTTGCTGGAGTGCTGGCCACTAGTGGAAAATCATTTAGTGGCTTAGGTGGCAACGTAGCCAAAGGTGGACAAGTATTTGGCGAGTTCAGTAAAACATTCTTTGACAGCGGCCTAACTGAAAATCTACGCCAAATGGGTTATACCAGTAAGGACTTGAATGAAGTTCTTGCTATGCAAATTGGATTCCAAAAGAGTTCCAGTGATACTAGTCGTGAAGGGCAAATCAAAGCCGCAGCCGCAGCCGCTGACTTGGCAATGGAAATGGATTTAATTGCCAAGCAAACTGGTAAGACACGTAAAGAACAAGAAGCCGCATTAGAAAAAGCCAAAGCTGACGGACAAATTGAAGCTAAGATGCGACTAATTGGTCTACAGCAAGGTGCAGACGCTGAAAAAGCCGCACGTGAAGGCTTTGCTAAACAGTTAGCTCAAGCAGAAGCAATGGGCACTGGGCAAGCATTTAAAGAAGTATTTGCCACAGGAACTGTTCGCAGTCAAGAAGCCGCGTTACAAGTTGGCCTGTTAGGTGATGCCGCTAGAGAAACAATGAACTCTGCTAGATCATTGTCCAAAGGTAACGTTGAAGAAGCTCAAGCAGCCAGTGATAGAGCCAAAGTTGCCAACTTACAAAATCAAAGTAATCAAGCATTGTTAAGCATTACAGCCAGTGGTGTTGGGCCAGCCGCTGAAGCAATGAAGAAAAATATTGAAACTAATGATACATTGTATCATGGCAGTAAGAAAACTGCTGATGCTACTGGCAACACATTAAAAACACAACAAGATTTTAGTAGAGCAGTTGATGACAATAGAAAAACTATTGTAGCAGAACAACAAGCACGTCACGGAGCAACAGCCGCTTATATTGCCAGCACAGCAAGACTACAAGATTTAACTGCGGCTGGGGCCAATAAAATTAAACCTTTAAATGAAGGAGAGACAAATAGGCAGTTATTGGACCTTGCTAATAAAAATTCACAAGGTGTTAGAGGTACTGACACTGCTAGACAAACTGCTGATTCATATCGTCAAGCCTTAATTAATCAAGCACAAATGGGCGGCGCAGACAAAGCACCAGCAAGCAGTAGAGAAAAATATGAAAAAGTTGCTGGGGATTTAGGAGTAGACAAAGCAGTATCTATAGCTGATAAAACAATTGGTGGAACAATTCAAGGCGGAGCTAAAATTGTTGACAAAGTAACTAACTTTGTTAGCGATACAATCAAAGTTCGTGACGCCAATATTGAAAATGCAAAAATTAATGGTGGCCAAAATCGTGACGAAGGTACATTAGGTAAAACAGGACAACCGTTTGAACCTCAAGATTTCTTTGGTAAAGTACAAAAAGGTGAAATGGTACTAACACCTGAGCAAGCACAAAAGTTTATGGCAGGTGCAAAAACAGATGGCATGACTAGTGCTGTAAATGATCTAGCCAAATCTATGCCTAAACTTGATATGAGTATGTTTAAAGACATGCAAACACAAGTTACAAGTGCCAGCGGTGAAATGCCAACTAATATGCAAGCCATGCAAGGACAAATGCAATCGGCAATGTCAAAAATGCAAGAGTCTATGCCATCTAGTATGCAGGCCATGCAAGAACGCATGAAAGCTGAAATGGCAAAGATGGATGCGGCTGCTCAGGGCCCAGTAAGTATTAAAGACATTCAAGCTAACATGGCTAAAGGTATGAGCCAGGAAGATGCTCAGAAGGCCGCAGAAGCTAAAGCAGCCAAGCCTGCAAGCATAGCACAACCTTTTGATAAATCTAAAATTCAAATGCCATCAATGGGACAAATTAGTTTTGGCCCAGACGGTATGCCAAGGATTGCTCCAAAAGCACAAGCACAAACTATTCCAGCGGCAGTGGACAAAAAGAATGAAGATAAAACTCGAAAAACTGAAGCAGAAAAACCAACAGATCCTAACGCAAAATCTGGAACAGCAGGCACAACACCTCAATCAAAAGATGCCGCAGGAGCCAAAACTGCAACTCAAGATGAAAGTACAAAACTGCTTTCTAGCTTAAATACTACTATGAATAAAGTACATACTGCTATTACGGAAATGAACACCAAACTGTCACAGCAGGTTAAAGCAACTAAGGCGATGAGCGGTAACGCTTTCGATAGAGCATAATGAGTTGGAAAAAATATTTTACACCAGTACCTGTTGCTAACGGATCGGGGTCATTAAGTCCTTTATCTAATAATAGTAAAGCAGGCCCTGCAAGAACAAACTATAGCAGTTATTTGCCAGATATCTACACTGGTAGTCCAAATCGTGTTGAGCGTTATATGCAATATGACACTATGGATATGGATCCAGAAGTTAATGCGGCATTGGATATTTTAGCAGAATTCTGCACACAAAAGAATAAAGAAAACGGAACTAGTTTTAGTCTTTCATTTAAAAGCAAAGCGACCAGTACTGAGATTAGAGTATTGCGTGAATACTTACAGAACTGGGCCAAACTTCAACAATTTGACACACGTTTCTTTAGACTAGTACGCAGTACATTCAAATACGGTGATTTGTTTTTTATCCGTGATCCAGAAACACAAAAATGGTTCTATGTTGATCCAGGCAAAGTTGTAAAAATCATTGTTAATGAAAGCGAAGGTAAAAAGCCAGAGCAATATGTTATTCGTGATTTAAATCCTAACTTTAAAAATTTAGTAGCAACACAAATTCAACCTAACAGCTACAGTACAAACAATCGCGGTAGCAGTTATGTTGCTGGCGGTGGATTAACTAGGGGTAGTACTGGTGCTTTCCCATCACAATATGGTGATCGTTTCAACATTGGTGAAAACGAATTAGCAGTTGATGCCGCACACGTTGTACATTTAAGTTTGTCAGAAGGCTTAGACAATAATTACCCATTTGGAAATAGTTTACTTGAGCAAGTGTTTAAAGTTTATAAACAAAAAGAATTGCTTGAAGATGCTATTCTAATCTATCGTATACAACGTGCTCCTGAAAGACGTATTTTCTACATTGACGTTGGTAATATGCCAAGTCATATGGCAATGAGTTTTGTAGAAAGAGTTAAAAATGAAATACATCAAAGACGTATCCCAAGCCAAACTGGCGGCGGAGCAAACGTAATTGACAGTGCTTACAATCCTTTGAGTATTAACGAAGACTATTTCTTCCCACAAACAGAGGGCGGTAGAGGTAGTAAAGTAGAAACGCTACCTGGCGGTACTAACTTAGGTGAGATTGACGATTTAAAATACTTTACCAACAAGTTGTTCCGTGCTTTACGTATTCCTAGTAGCTATTTGCCAACAGGTGCTGACGATAGTCAAGCACAATACAATGACGGTCGTGTTGGAACTGCTTACATTCAAGAATTACGTTTTAACAACTACTGTATGCGCTTGCAAGGCTACTTGCAAACTGTATTTGATCAAGAATTTAAACGCTATATGTACAATAAAGGCGTTAATATTGATCCAAGTTTGTTTGAAATCAAGTTTCAACCACCTCAAAACTTTGCAAGTTATCGTCAAGCTGAGGTTGATGGACAAAGAATCAACACGTTTAACACAATTCAAGCTGTGCCTTATATTAGTAAACGCTTTGCTATGAAACGTTTTCTTGGCATTACAGACGAAGAATTGGCAGAAAACGAACGCTTATGGGCAGAAGAAAAAGGCGAAAGCAGTATTACAGGTACTGATGCAAGTGGTGAATTACGTAGTGTTGGTATTAGTGCCGCAGGCATTGATAGCGATTTAGAACTAGGTGATACTACTGCACCAGAAGATATTGCACCACCTGAAGGAGCCGCTCCTCCAGGAGCAGATACCGGACAAGGTACAACTGCACCGGCCGCGGCCGCTCCTCCACCAGCAGCCTGATAAATAACTTTATGATATTACGTGAATTGTTTTATTTGGATCCAGAAAGTCAAAAGTTAACCAATGACTTTCGCTTTGATGCGGCTAGAGATCTTGATGAGTTACAAAAAAGTGACACAAGAAAAACCAAGTTAACACTAAAACAAATAAACGAATTACGTAAGAGTAGTGAAGCACACATACTAGAACAAGAACAAGAATTAGAATTTGTACACACTATGTACGGGACTGCCGCGGCAGCTCCACCAGCATAATTAAAAACTGTACGCAACGTACAGATATTTTGCCTCCGGTAGGCAAAATTGCCTGTTTTTATGCCATTATAACACTTTTTTTACGATAATATGTAAATATAATCGACAGCTCATACAATAGGAGAATACCATGACTGACCGTTCAAAATTTGAGCAAATGCTCGAACTTCTAATTAATGAAGAAACAGATAAAGCCAAGGAATTATTTCATGACATCGTGGTTGCGAAGTCACGTGAAATTTATGAAGAATTACTTGCAGAGGATTTCGAAGAAGATATGGATCCAGCACAAGCAGGTGCGGCTCCAGGACAAGAAATGCCAGCTGACGATATGGCAGCTGAAGTAGCCGGCGATGAAACTGACGACATGTTGGGTGACATTGAAATGGACCACGATGAAGGTGGTGAAGAAGGCGAAGCTGGTGACGGCGTTGACCTTTCAGGTGGCGAAGTAGAAGAATTACAAGACCGTGTTGTAGATTTAGAAGACGCACTTGACGCACTAAGAGACGAGTTTGAATCTCTAATGGGCGGTGAAGAAGGTCACGACATGGGCGGCGATGAGCCAGACATGGGTGGCGAAGAAGAACCAATGGACGAATTTGCGTTTGAAAAACGTGATGACGAAGAAGAAGACGACGTCGATATGGACGAAGCGTTTATTCGTGAATATGTAGAAAAAGTATCAGCTCCAAAGCATGGCGATGATGGTGTTAACACTAAGTCTGCTGTAGCTGGTAAAAACGATATGGGCGGCACAACTGCTAATATCGGTAAGAGCTTTAGCACAGAAAAAGGTGGTACACAAGGCGGCTTGTTAAACCCATCAACTAAAGACCAAACTGGTGGAAACATTAACGTACCTGGCGGTAAAGCAGGCGTTAAGCATTTGAAATCAGTTGCTAAAGGCCATGGCGCAGAGAAGAAAGGCGCAGGCGAAACAGCGGCTAATACTAAACCAATTATTGGCCAGTAATTAAATGCAAAAGATGAATTATCTTCGTGAGAACCTCAGCTTCGACCAAGCCCGTATGGTGGTCGAGTCTGATGGTCAAGATGGAAAAAACCTTTACATGAAGGGTATCTGTATCCAGGGAGGCATT